TTGTTTCCTGATGAAGTAACTTACCTTTTTCTAGAAGTTTAGAATCCCTTGCTTTACGCCAATCAAGCGCCATAAGCCATTTCAAGTAAGCGTCTATTTTGTCCTAAATGAGTTCTTGCTGTATAAGCTGCGTTAACGGAGAGTTTGTCTGCTTTATCGTTCATAAAGTCACCGCTATGACCCTTTACCCATTTGAAAGTAACATTTTTAGATAAGGCGTAAATTTCCTTAAACACATCTGAATGCTTAAAGCCATCCCAGCCTTCCCATAACCTCGTAGGAAGCCAGGCCGTCATAGTATTGACGACATATGTACTATCTGAATATATTGTTATTTTAATGTCTGGATCTCTATTTTTCCAGTAACGCAAAGCCATTAGAACGGCTATTGCTTCCATTTCATTGTTTGTTGAACGTTGAATCTTTCCAGACTCGTTTTTGCCACACTTGGATACCCATGCCCAGCCCCCAACACCCGGATTAGGAATACAAGCACCATCTGCCCATATTTCTATCATGAGGGACTTCTATCAAATGCATTATAATAAACAAGTGTTTTTTTCACATAGCACAAAGAAGGGTACCTGGTAGTCTACCTAGTAGTCTTAATTGTTAACTTTTCTTAACAATGTGTGCGTCTGTGCACGTGTTTTCAAGAGATGAAGTAAATGCAAGTAGCGAATTGGGGAAAGTCACCGGAATTTTGATACTTAAATAACATGGTCTTTTTCCGTAAGGTATAAACACAGTAGACACACCTTTATTGGTTTTTATTGTATTTTGAGAAGAAATAAATACAGATTAAAATACAATAAGACTGTGTTATGTGTGTTGTAGGAGACAAATATGACAGAAATCACAGTGGATATCGTAAAGACTCACGTAATAGAAAAACTTAAGTTTAATTTAATATTAAAAAACGATGAGGTTGCATTGGGGCATATAGATCAGGCCATTACCGAAACACTTGTTTATTTGATTGATACAGGATTGTTAACAATTCATCCATCAGAAGAGACTTTAATTCCACTTGAAGACGTTGTTTTTGAGAGTCATGAAGTAAAAGAATAAAACTAGGGAGAAATTAACATCCTTGTTTCATCTCCCCCTAGAGTACGTAGTGTGATTTATGTATTTCATAACCAAATGAAAGGACTATTTAATTGTATTAAGGGAATTATAGAAGATCCAGATAATTGTTAACTTTTTTTAACAATATGTGTATATATTAATAGTTGTAGACAAACAGCTATGCTTAGGTGACCAAATATACATATGGACGAAGACAAACCAAAACGTAAAAGCAAGGCGCTTCCAGAAGGCCAATACATTCCAGCAAAGGAAGTAAAACAAGTAAGAGATCAGTACGGACGACTCGTTTGGGTTCATAAACAGCTTAATCCAGATGATCTTCCTCACCGTGTGTGGGAATTCTCAGAAACGACTGCCGATCAAATTTGTATGCTTGTAACTGAAGGGCATACACTAAAAGAAATTTCAAAGATTAAAGGCATGCCTCCAATGCATATAATCTATTCCTGGACGAGAAATAATAAGAAATTTAAAGAAGATCTTCATGTAGCAAGACAAGATAGAGCGCATTTTTATCACGATCACGCCATTGATGTTGCTATGGAAACCCGTCGGAAAATTGACGTTCCTGTAAATAAATTTAAAGTAGAAACACTTAAATGGGCTGCTGAAAAGGGCAATGCCAGCACTTATGGATCTAAAACTGTACACGAAGGTAATCCAGAAGCTCCCATTCAGTTTATAATTGAGACAGGAATACATCGGAAACCTATTGAAGTTGAGGCAGAGCAAGTGGTTCAGGTGGAAGTAAAGCCAGAGGATATTGATGTCTGAAGCTGCCACACAAAGAATCACCACTGGATATGTTCCACGTCCTTTACAGGCAGATTTACACTCTAAGTTAAAAAGATTTAATGTTTTAGTTATCCATCGAAGATTTGGGAAAACTGTGTTCTGCATCAATGAAATGATTGATCAGGGTTTACGTAATCCTAAAAAAAACCCACAATATGCGTATTTTGCGCCGTTTTATGGACAGGCGAAGAGGGTTGCGTGGGATTATCTTAAAGACTACACAAAAAGCTTACCAGGCGTGACTGTGAATGAAGCGGATCTAAGAGTTGAGATTCCAAGGCCAGCTTCTGGAGATAAGATAAGATTCATGCTTCTCGGAGCAGATAATCCAGGAGCAATCCGTGGGATATACCTCGATGGCGCTATTCTCGATGAGTACGCCGAAATGGACCCAACTGTATGGGGAACGGTCATAAGACCATGTCTCTCTGACAGAATGGGATGGGCTATTTTTATTGGAACCCCAAAAGGACAAAATCATTTCCATGATATCTATGATAAAGCAAAAATTAACGATCAGTGGTTTACTGCGCTGTATAAAGCGTCTGAAACTGGAATTATTCATCCTGATGAGATTTATGCGGCCAAAAAGGAGATGGAAGACGGTCAGTTCGAGCAAGAATTCGAATGTTCCTTCATCGCAGCCCTAGTTGGTTCTTATTACGGGAAGTATATTGCCGAAGCTGAAGAACAAGGACGCATTGGACACGTCCCATATGATCCTGCTCTTTTGGTAGATACTTATTGGGATTTGGGTGTCGGCGATACAACCTCAATTTGGTATCTCCAGCAACAGGGGAAAAACTATCATTTAATCGATTATACCGAGGATTCTGGTAAAGGTTTAGAGTTTTATGCTCGTGAAATCCGCTCAAAACCTTATGTGTATGGTTATCACACACTTCCACATGATGCTGCTGCAAGATCCATGGAAACTGGAAGAACAAGACAGCAAACCTTAAATAAGCTTGGATTAAAAACAATCATCCAGAAAAGACAAAATGTTGACGACGGCATACATGCTGTTAGGATGATACTTACAAGATGTTGGTTTGATAAAAATAAGTGTGCTCGAGGAATTTCGGCTTTAAAGAACTACGAGAGAAAATGGGACCCAAAGAATAAAATCTTTGAATCCAAACCTAAACACAATTGGGCTTCAAACGGTTCCGATGCTTTTAGATATTTGGCTTTAGGTACACGAGAAGACACCGACAGAAATCCTGTGCTTCCAAGACAGGCTGAAATGGAATACAATATTTTTACGGGGGAGAAAACATGGGGTTTTTAAATAATGATGTCGCTTTTCGTAAGAGTGATGAAGAAGTTCAAAGAGAGCAGAGATTACAGAATCTTACTTACGACGTAAAATCCTCCTCTATATTACAAAGTCAAAAAGACGAATTACTACAAAATTTCGATGGTGATGAATCAGAGTTTAATCGACGAATGGCTCGCTTTAAACAAATCAATCAAGGCACCATGGTTCAGCAAGAAAACAACAATATTGCAATGAAAATGAAAAATGAAACGCCTGGAAGATCCGCTGCAATTCTTACTCGTGGACCTGGAATTTTAGGATAACAAATGAAATTAGATGCAAAACAACTCACCGATAGATTCAATCAACTCTCACAAGAGCGTATTACTTGGGAAAGTCATTGGCAGGATTTAGCTGATTACATTCTTCCTAATAAAAACGAAATTCAAAGAATTAATACTCCAGGTGAGAAAAGAAACTTAAAACTTTTTGATTCTACCGCTCAACAATCAAATGAATTACTTGCTGGTGCTTTGCATGGAATGCTTACATCTCCAAGCTCTATATTCTTTGGTCTTTCTACTGGAGATCCTAAGATTGATGAAAGGGATGATGTAAGAAAGTTTTTTGCTGAAGCTACTCGCAGAATTCATCAAGTGCTTAACAATTCAAACTTCCAAACAGAGATGCATGAAGTGTATTTAGACCTTGCGTGCTTTGGAACTGCAACAATGATTATTTCAGAAGACGATAAAGATCTTATTCGTTTCTCTGCACGACAAATTAGTGAAGTGTTTGTTGCTGAAAACAACAGAGGATCTATTGACGTTGTTTATAGAAAATTTAAATGGGATGCTCGTCAGATTGCTCAAGAGTTTGGCGAAAGTAACTTACATAAAAACGTAAAAGAAGCTTTAGATAAAGGCGATTGTAGAAAGTTTACAATTGTACACGCTGTTTATCCAATGGAATTAAATATTGAAAACAAAGTATTCAAATATCATTCCCAGTATTTATTATTAGATGAAAAACATATTATAAGTGAAGGAAAGATGCGAGAATTCCCTTACATTGTTTCTCGATGGTCTAAAGGATCTGGAGAAATTTACGGAAGATCTCCTGGGATGACTGCACTTCCAGATATTAAGATGATTAACGAAGTTATGAAGACCACAATTCGTGGTGCTCAAAAAACTGTTGATCCACCTTTAATGTTACCAGATGATGGAATGGTTATGCCAATTGTTACTAAGCCAGGTGGATTAAACTTCTACCGTGCAGGAACAACAGACAAGATTGAAACATTTGCAAACGATGCAAGAATAGATTTTGGATTTCAAGTTCTAGAAGATATGCGCTTAAGAATTAGACAAGCGTTTTTCATTGATCAATTACAATTAAATCAAGGTCCACAAATGACTGCAACAGAAGTCATGCAAAGAACAGAAGAGAAAATGAGATTACTTGGGCCAATGCTTGGTCGTCAGCAATCAGAATTACTCAGACCTCTTATTGATAGAATCTTCGATGTTTGCCTTAAAAAAGGCGTTATTTCAGAGGAAGAAATTCCTGAAATTTTATCAGATAGAAAATTAGATGTTCAATACAGTTCATTAATTGCAAAAGCACAAAGATCAGCAGAGGTTCAAACTATTTTAAGAACTTTAGAGTCTGTTGCCAATATTGCGCAATTTGATCCAACTGCACTTGATAACTTCGATGCAAATGAAACCGTTAGATATATAGCTAAAATGACAGATTATCCACAAGAGCTTATTAGAGACAGTGACGAAATAGAGCAATTAAGACAGGCTCGAGCACAACAACAACAAATGATTCAAGAGCAGCAAATGCAATCAGCAAAGCTTGAGAATGCTCAAAAAGTTGCGGATGTTTCTAATAAGTTAAAAAAATAGGGACAGATGACAGAGACAACAACAGAAGAGTTAATATTCGAAAAACAAAAACAGCGTAGTATTGCGTATAAAGAGGTGTTTGCTTCAGATTTAGGCAAGCGAGTTCTTTACGATCTTATGCTTAACAGTCACATGCTTTCATCAAGCTTTTCATCAGATCCATTATTAATGGCGATGAAAGAGGGCGAGAGAAACGTGTGTTTAAGAATATTAAAACTAGTGGACGTAGATATTAAACAACTTGAAAAACTAATAAGAGAGGCAGATAAATATGGAAGATACGCAGAGTAACGCAGAAACATCGACAGCAAACATTCCTTTAGGGGTAGCGACAGGACAAACACCTCCAGATCCTACACCAGCATCAGGAACAGTGACTTTTCCAGATAATTGGAAAGAAGCAATTCCAGCAGATATCAGAGATGCGGAAGTATTTAAGCTTGTTCCAGATGTTCAAACATTAGCAAAGAATTACTTTCATGCTCAAAAAGCAATTGGTGTGGACAAAATTCCAGTACCCTCAAAGCACGCGACTGACGATGATTGGAAGAATGTTTATAAAAAATTAGGACTACCTGAAACTTTAGAAAAGTACGAAGTTAAGCCAAACTCAAAAGATGTTACAATTGATCAAGCCTTCTTTGGTGAGTTTAAGGAGATGGCATACAATTCTAATATCCTTCCTCATCAGGCTCAGAAGATGATTGATTGGTATGTGGATAAGTCTGGCAAAATGGTTGGCGATCAACAAGCACAAGCCCAAGCACAAACAGAAGCCGCTGTTGCTGACCTAAAAAAAGAATTTGGAGCGGCTTATGATCAAAAAATCGTTGTTGCTAAGAATTTACTAAAAGAAGTCGGCGGAGAAGAGCTTGCAAGTAAAATTTCTGGTTCTTATGCTGGATCTGACCCAAATGTGATCAAATTATTGGTTAAGGTTGCAGATTTAGTGAAAGATCATCCAGTAAAAGGTGAAGCGGTTCATGGACTAGGTGCCATGTCTCCTGCTGAAGCGATTACTGAAATGGCGAAGCTTCGATCAGATAAAGCGTTTTTAGACAGAGATCATCCAAATCATGCAAATGCCGTAGAGAATATGAATAGGCTTGCACAATTTGCTTATCCTGAATAAACTTGACTTAATCGCCGCATATTATAAAAATATAGGTACGGGGCAATCGTGGCCGATCCTGAAGAATTGAGATAATCCTTTTGTAGGACCTCGCCTAAAATTCTTAGAGCTAATTAATAATAAACAAACTGGATCTACATGCGTAGGCAATCCTAAATAACAAATTTTTTACGAAAGGGAGAGACATTATGTCAGCTCAAATTACTACAGCATTCGTAAAGCAGTACGGAGCAAACGTACAGCACTTAGCTCAACAAAAAGGTTCGAGATTAAGAATGGCTGTTCGCTCTGAAACACAAGTTGGAAAATCTGCTTTCTGGGATCAAATTGGAAAAGCTATTGCTCAAAAAAAGCTTAGCCGTCATTCAGACACACCACAAATCGATACACCACACGCTCGAAGAAGAACTACTTTGGTAGACTACGAGTATGCGGATCTTATCGACAATGAAGATAAAATCAGAACACTAATCGACCCTACCAATGATTATGTTTTAGCTGCTGTTTGGGCACTAGGACGAGCTATGGATGATGAGATTGTTGCTGCTGCTGATGGGTTATCTTATTCGGGTGAAGAAGGTTCAACTTCTGTTGCACTTCCTAGCTCACAAAAAGTAGCTTCAGTAAACGCTGGTGCAGGATCTAACTTAAACGTTCAAGCACTTCGAAGAGCTAAAAAAGTTCTCGATGGAAATGACGTTGATCCTGAAATGCCACGATTCTGTGCTCTTCAATCTTCTCAATTAGAAAATCTTTTAAGTGAAACTGCTGTAACTAGCGCTGACTTTAATACAGTTCGTGCATTAGTTATGGGTGAGCTTGATACTTTCTTAGGATTCAAGTTTTTAAGACTTGAAAGACTCGCTCTTCAAAGTGGATCTTTAGCATTCAACGTTACCTTAGGTACTGTTGGTGCTGGTGGCGGCGACGCTAACGGATACAGACGCGCTTTGTGTTGGGCAAAAGACGGTGTCCTTCTTGCTATGGCAAAAGACATTTCTGCTCGAATTTCTGAGCGAGACGATAAATCATACGCTACTCAAGTATACGCTTCTATGGGCCTCGGAGCAATCCGCATGGAAGAAGAAAAAGTAGTTCAAGTGCTTTGTAACGAAGCTTAATAGGGGGTACAAATGGCTAATTTTTACGGTGCAAACTATACAAAAACAAACATCAACGTACCTGCGGATAAAATCGATGACGGTGAATTTGGTGGCTTAGTAAGAGTTGCTTACGACAGCTATACATTTTCTGCAGTTATCGCTACTACCGATGTACTATACATGACTAAAATTCCTAAAGGTGCACGAGTTCTTGACGTAGTTGTTAAGTGCTCTGACTTAGGTACAACTGGTGCTTTGAACATCGGCTGGCAGGCTTCTGTGGTTTCTGGTGAATCCGCATCTGCTACTGGCTTCTTCGCTGCATTAGATGTAAACGCGGCTGCTATTGGAAAAAGAATGACTGCTGAAACAGCTCCTTCTGCCGGATTACATAAGAGCTTCTCTCAAGAAGTTCAAGTAGTCGTGGTTCCTTCAGCAATTACTACTGCTACAAGCGGAAGTATTTCAATCGCTGTTGAATACGTTATTGACTAATTATTGATCAGGGAGATGGTCTAAAAAACTGTCTCCCTGTCTTTTATGGGGAGATATTATGGCCAGTTCTGAGGTTGAAATATGCAATTCGGCTTTAATTAAAGTTGGAGCGGATAGAATTATTTCTTTAACCGACGATACTGAGCGCGCACGTGTTGTTGCCGAACAATACCCAAAAGCAAGAGATGAAATGCTAAGGGCACATCCTTGGAATTTTGCTATTGCACGGGTTGAGCTTGGAAGCACGGGTACTCCTGAATTTGAATTCGACAATGAGTTTTTATTACCATCAGACTGTCTGCGAGTTCTTAAAACAGATCTTGGTGATGATGATGAATATAAAATTGAAGGTCGAAAGCTTTTAACAAACAATAGTTCAATTAAAATTAAATATATAAAAAGAATCACAGATGTAAGTATGTTTGATGCCAGCTTCACAGAGGTTTTGGCAATTAGACTTGCTTACGATATAGCTTATAGAATTACAAACTCATCAACACAAGCAACAGCACTTTATCAGCTTTATTCATTGGCATTAAGAGACGCTAGAAGTTTCGACGCTCAAGAGGGAAGTGCTGATCGAATCATAAGTGATGAATGGCTCAACAGCAGATTTTGAGGAGGATGTATGTATGAGTGATTGCATTCTTTGGACTAAGGCAAAAAGTAAAAATGGCTGCTGAGCTAGGTATTCCAAGAGAGGGGTTGGGTTATCGGTAAATTCAATTTCATCCAAAACTCACTTACTGCCGGAGAGATCTCGCCAAGACTTCATGGTCGCACTGATTTAAAACAATACGGTAATGCTGCAAAGAAATTAAAGAATGCCGTTGTTCATCCAGCGGGTGGCGTGAGTAGACGTGGTGGGACTAGATTTGTAGATGATATTGGTGAGTGTAGATTAATTCCTTTTACCTTTAATCAAGATGAAAGTTATGTTGTAGCAATAACTGTAGAAAATATTTATGTGTACAACACATCAAGGCCACATTTTAGAGTATTAATTAATCTCAATGCACTTCCAGTTTTAGACTTGGCTTTTAACGTAGTTTTTCAGGGTTACCTTACTGTTGAAAATATTAAGCAAATCCAATATTCACAAATTGGAGATATTTTATATTTAGTTCACCCTTCGTTTAGACCAATGGCAATAGTAAGACAAAGTGTTGCAAACTTTCAAATAAACACTTGGGATAATCTTCCAAGACCATTATCAGGATTTGGATCTCAAAGCTACACTGGTTGGGCGTATCTTCCGCAAAACACCACGGCAATGACAATGACTTTAGATTCTTTAGTTTTAGGCACTAGAACACTCACTGCAAGCGCTGCTTACTTTAATCCAGATATGGTTGGCTCTTGGATAAAGCTCGCCTTTGGTGGAACAGATGGATATTTTTACATTGCTGCATATACAAATTCCACCGTTGTAACGGGAGCATTGGTAACGGCACCAGGCTCTGTTGGCCCTGCCACCACTTGGTATGCATCTGCGTGGTCTGATTATTTTGGATGGCCAAGAACAGTAATTTATAGTGATGCAAGATTAATTTTTGGTGGCAATTCTTTTCAACCAGACACAATGTGGTTTTCACATTTTCAAAATACAAGAGTCCACGAGCAGGCCACTTCTGGAGTTACCCTTTTAAGTTCGTACAGCGCTTCAATTGCATCATCTGCACAGGTAAACCAAATTCAGTGGATGAGCAAAGGCAAGACGCTACAGTTGGGCACTCTTGGTGGGGAATATATTGTAGAGCCTCCAGATCCTGCGCTGATTATGGGAGCACCGGATAACCTTCCAAATTTTCAAGCTGATACTAATTACGGATCGGAATATGTTCAACCAATAAGATACGAAAGCTCCATTGCCTTCATACAGCGCGGCGGACTAAAAATAATGGAGCTTGTTTTTGATTTTAATGAAGACTCATATAAAGCAGACAACATTACAATTCTTGCAGACCATGTAATTAAACAAAGGTTTGAAACTGAAGGCTTTGAGTTTGCTAATCAAAAATTTACCAACCTTCAATACACGGGCTCGAGTGACATTATTTGGGCAATTGATGACTCTTATGGGCTTTTTGGCATCACGAGAGACAGAAACAATGATGTGGTTGCTTGGCATACTCACGACATTGCAGGAATGAATCCATCCTCTGATCCAGAGAATCCGTTCACAGCAAGAGTGAAATCAATATGTGCGGCACCTGGTGAGGGCGATGAACTTTGGGTTGTTGTTAATAGAGAAATTAATGGAGTTGATAAACACTATATTGAAGTAATAGTTGATGAGTACATTGGAACAGATTTAGAAGATCCAACAAAAAACTCTCAAAGAAAAACTCCTCACTTCTCTGATTCATCTTTATCTATATTCAATGGTCAAGACATCACAGTAAATTCTGCAAATGTGAACACGGGAACAGAAACTCTTACTATTACTAAAGTCACTTATTCAGATGTTTCAAATATTACCGACGGAATAATGGTTACATATGGTGCAACCGCCACACCAATAGGTGGGCTTACTCCAGGAAATGATTATTACATTGTTAATTCAAGCGTAACTTTTGATTACGGGTTTTCAACGTTAACCATAGGAACCATGCAGTTATCCGCAACACCTGGTGGATCTGCTATCGGCCTTACAAGCACTGGTACTGGAGATCATGTTTTTACAATCGCAGCAACGTCAACTATCTTTGGAAGATTTGATCATCTTGAGGGTGAAACAGTTTCTGTAATTGCAGACGGAAGTTGGGTTGGAACAAAAGTAGTTACTGATGGGCAAATTGAATTAGCCTTTGCTGCTGGTGATGTGGTTGTTGGATTAAACTACAACACAGATATTGAATTATTACCTGTAGAGGCTGGCGGAATATACGGAACCGCTCAAGGTGCTGTTAAGCGAATTGATGAAGTTATTTTTAGATTCTATAGAACAATTGGTGGAAGATATGGAAGACAATCGTCTTCTTTGGATAAGTTAATATTTAGACCATCCATGCTTCCAATGAATGAGGCTATTCCAATGTATACTGGAGATAAAGTTTCAGAGATGCTTGGTGATTGGGATAGACAGGGAACTTTATACATCAGACAAGACATTCCTTTACCGTTTACTTTATGTGCTGTTATTTTAAGAGGTGTCACAAATGATAGCTAAAACATTAAGATATCAACCTGGGCATTTAGATTTCTTTACTCCAAAGGAAATCTTTAATGTTGAAATCGATCATCAAAAAGAAAAATTAAATAATTTTACATACACATTAGTTGTTAATAGTGAGGTGATTGCTGTTTTTGGATTAAAGCAAATGTGGACTGGTGTTGCTGAGATATGGGCATTAACATCGGAATTGGTTCATAAATATCCAGTGCATTTTCATAAAGAATGTTTAAAATTAATTAAAACACACGGTGATGTTTTAGAGCTACACAGAGTTCAGTGTTCAGTTCGCGCTGATTACCCTGAAGGATTAAAGTGGATAGAGAGTATGGGCTTTAAAAAAGAGGGGCTTATGGAAAAGTATGGACCCAATAAGATGGATTATTATTTATACGCAAGGGAGTTAATATGGCCGTAGTTGGCGCCGTAATTGCCGTTGTAGGAATGGCGATAAGTATTTCTGCTAGTGAAGAACAGGCCAATGAAGAACAACGTCAGGCCACTGCAAGCGCACGATTAAAAGAACTACAAGCAAACGAAATTATGCGTAGGCTTAATGTTAATATAGACGCCACAAAGGATGAGGCCGCTGCGGTTGAGGCTTATGGATTAGCAAGAATGGGTGCCTCTGGTGGGGAATCAAGTGGTACAATTGCTTTTTTAACCGACACACAGATTGCTCTAAGAAAACAAATTTTTAACTTACAATCCGAAGCAAACTTTAATGCGTTTACATTACGTCAAGAGGCTGATGCTCAAAGACGTTTAGGTAAAATGGTTCAAAGTGCTGCTGACTATAGAACCGCAGGCACCGTGCTACAAGGTGGATCACAAATTGCAAATTCATTTTCAAGTTCATCTAAATCAGACGCTACATCTCTTAGCTCATCTTCGGGGAATACCTAATGCCTATTATACCTAGACTTACTAACAAAGGAATTAACACCACTGTACCTGCTGCAAACATCAAAGTTGGTGACGGCGGTCTTGGTGATTCAATGGCAAGGCTTGGTAATATTGTTACTAACATTGGAGTTGAATTATCAAATCAAACAATGGAAGCGGAAGCAAAAGATTACGCCGCTAACAGAAAAATTGGTGACACTCTTAAAATAGAAGAATTTAAAAAAGAGTCGTTAGTTAAATATGCAGACTCTCCTGATGATTATAATAAAAACGTAAAAGAGTTTATTGATAAAACTTATCAGAAATCACAAGAGGATGCTCCGACTGGTCTTGCGCAAGAAATTTATAAAGGCGCTTCACAAACATCATTTGTAAGGGAACAACTAGAAATAGATGCCTTTACTGCAAATCAGAAGCTTCAATTATTAAAAGTAAACAGCGAGAAAAGAACACAAGGTATTTCTATGTTTGCTTATCAAAGTCCTGACTCTGTTAAGGTCGGCGATCTTATGAATACCGAACTTAATATAATTGAGTCTAAAGTGGGATCAGAGATTTCTCGCTCACAAGCTGAAGTTGAAAAAATGAAGATTAAACAAGATGTTTCTGGAAGTTATTTCCAGGGACTTCTTGATGATGAACAATATGGAATTGCAAAAAAAGTATTAAAAGATGAGAAAAATCCGGTTACTTCTGCCCTTACTGTTGATCAAAGATCTAGAATTGAAAATAGATTAGATAGTGCCATTAAGCAGAGGCAAGAAAAAGATGGCTTACTTTTAAATGAAACAAAAACAGCTTTATCAGCGGCAGTTAAATCTGGAACAAAAGTAAATGACAGCACTTTTATTGATTTATATCAACGCGTCTCTAATTCGCCTTCGATACAACAAGATAAAAAAGTGGTTATGCAGGCAGAGATTATAAAAGATTACGCCGTTATGAAAAGCGCAAGCGACATTGCAACCATGCGAGATACTGAATGGTCAGAGAAATTTAAGAATATTGAAAATGATGTTAAAAGTACGCTTGAAGCCTACGGTTTATCTCCAGAAGATCCTAAGTACGGGGCCATTGTTCAAGAGCAAATATTAAAAAGTAAAGCAGACGCTAAAACAGTGATGGATAATGTTTTTGCAGAAAGAGAATCTAGAACAGTTCCTTTTATGCATAAAAACTTTCCCAAGTTAAAATCATTGTATGATCAGTCTATGGACGGAAATCCAGCAACATATGATAATTATGTAAAAGAATTATTAACAACTCAAAAACTTATCGGCGTTAGAAGGCCAACAATTTTAGAGCCAGGTGAATCTCAAAAATTATCTGAAACTATTAATGTTCCAAATTCTGCTGATCAAAAAATATTTGTATTAAATAATTTAAAAAATAAATATGGAAAATACTCAAGCCTTGCTGTTTCAGAACTGGTACGAGACGGGAAAGTTGATAACGGAATTTTACTTGCAGTAAATGCAAAAGACGAGTCCTCATCTATGAGAATTCTTAGCAACATGGAAGATCCTGTAAACAAGTTAAACAGGTATAAAGATTTTACAAATGAGGTTGCTGCAAAAAACTTAAGAGAAGAAGTGGCACGAACACTCGCTCCAGAAATATCCGCACTCAGATCTGCTGGAAACACACCTATGATTGAGGGTTTGCAACAAGCCATGGTTGATAATATTACAACTGACCTTGCCTCTAGATCACAAAGAAGAGTTACTAGAAGTGATATTTTGCAGGCAAAAAATATTATATTAGGAGAAAGAACTAAGATTAGTTCTGGTAATTCCACTGTGTTTCAACCAAATACAATTGGAAACCCAAACACGACTTCTCAGTTTCTTAAAAAATCAACAAGTGAAACAGGTCTTTCTTTTTATGGAATTAAAGCGCCACCTGACCAAATAGCGGCCTATAGAAAAAAGGGATTTTCTAAAGAAACAGACGAAGAATTAAACCAAATGTATATTAAGACAGTATCTAAGAATGCTTATTGGGCGCCTACCACTAATCCAAATGTATTAAGATTAATGGCCAAAAATCTTGGAATGGACATTAAGCCCGTACAAATTACCGACAAAGACGAAAGACCCATTACAATTTCTTTTGATAGAATGTCTACCCTTCCTTTTATGAAGGAGGATGAATAGTGCTTGATGTTTTCTTAGAAGAAGATGGGGTTCCATCTCTTAGTGAAATAGAAGTAGAGCCAGAAGTAAGTGGTTTTGATGCTTTATCGGCATCATTTGAATTGTCTGCATCTACATCAATATTAGCTAAGGTTGCTGAGAGTGCCACATTGGCAATGGATGATGATAACGAAATTATTCCAAGAGAAAAGTTAAATGAAATGTTTCCTGGAAGAGCAAGACCTTTTGATAAGGACATGACTCTTTCTGCGGCTTCATATTTAGATACAAAAGAAAAAGATCAAAATGAATTAAGAGCAAGAATTGAAGCTGGGCCAGATGGAATGGTACATGGGCTTACTAATTTTGCAGCACAAATGGTCCCTCATATTTTTGATCCATTTGCAGTGGCTGGTGCATTTGTTGGGTCTTATGTATTAAGCGCAGGTGCTGCTGCTGCTGGTGTTTCTACCGTGCTAGGAATTGGAACTAAGGCTACCGAACTTGGTGCCAAACAATTATTATTGCGATCTGCTGCCGAGGGTGTGACGGGTGAGGTTTTAACAGAACCAGTTCGTTATGCTTTATCTAAAAATCTTGGTGAGGATTATTCTTTAGTTGATTCTGGAATAAGTATTGTTGGTGGGGTTGTTGGATATGCAGGCCTTACTACCATTGGAAGAGTAGGGGCTGTTTCACAAGAGGCATTAAGATATGGCATTAATAAGAGTGGCGCTTTTTTAAAAAGAACGGGTGTTGCTGCTGAAGATGCTGTTAATAAAACGGCGCTCGCACAAGCTTTATCAGGAAAAAAAGTAGATGTTGAGCCAGTTATAAAAGACATGGCTTCCGCTACTAATATTCCTGCAAGCAAGTTTACATCTAACCCAGGTCCAAATACTTATCATGCAGTTTTAGATGGCGCTAAATCTGATTTAGAAACTGGAACACCAAGAATTATTCATGAAGATTACGGTGGAAGAAATGCGGTTACTGTTACCAAATATAGAGAAACTGCAAACGGTGAAGCTGCAAGACCGTATAATGATGGGCCTGCTACCGTGTTTGAAGGCGAGTTACCAGAAGCAAGAAATTTAATTGATCTAGAGTCTCCTGCACCTCAAGAACTAAAAGAATCTGCAATGGATTTATTAGAGGGTGTTATGGGAAAAGAAGGTGCTACAAACTTTAACGGCACTTCGGAAGAATTATTAGAAGCTGTTCGAGTGGGAATACATCAAGAAAAAATACCAGAAACTGCACTTCATGATTTGGCAGATAAATTAGAAGCCATGGGATTTGATGGTTACAAATCAAGTGGTAAAGAGTTCATGGGTGTGAAGCACGAAGTTCCATCTGAAACAATTACTCTATTTAATAAGAGTAAGTTTACTCCTAAAAAAGAAGTGGAAGTAGACTCAGAGTTATTTGGAAAACTTGGTGATGATGAAATTAGGTCACTAAAAGATAAACAACTCTCTCCAGAGTCTGACTTTGGATATGATGCTGATGCTGTAGATTCTTTTAAAAAACTAAGTGGTGAATTTATTCCTAAAAAACCACAAGAAATTGATGCTGAAATAGATACTGGATTACAGGATTTAACGGCAAAATTAGGTGATGATCCTCGTGTTGGTGAAATTAAAAAACTAATACAAGATTCAAGAATAGAAGAAGAAAAATTTACAACAGCATTTAATGAAGCCTTCACCTGTTTAGGGGGTAGATAATGTCTACTAAAGAACTGTGTTTCGGAAAACTAATTCAATCACTTAAAAAAAAGCAGAATCTAGATATAGATGATGAGACTATAAAATACATTTTAGATGAGGTGGATAAATTAAAAATTGAAAGTGCTGACTCTTCTGAATGGGCAAAGAAATCTTTTGAAAGCAGAAAAGCAGAAAAAGAACTTTTTTTAAGTGAAAGAAAAGCAGCAGTACACCAAAAAATTAGAGAGATTGAATTAGAGTTAGAATTTAATGCTGTTGTAAATAATAAAAAGGTAGATGCCTTACTTGGATTAATTGAAGGTGATACTGGTGTCGAGGGCGTAAATAGATTTATGCTGAATGATATGGGGTCTACGCCTGTTTCTTCAATTAAGGCTGCTGGCCATTTGGCTGATTGGCAGAGTGGAAAATTTGATAAAGATATTACTCTTGCAAAACGAAGCATGGGAAACGACGGAGTTATACCAGATGATGTTTTAAAAAAGATATCAAATGAAGCTGCATTTATTGCAAAAGAACTTAGGAAGTCCGATGTTTACAGAAATCAAAAATTAAATGAAGTCGGTCTTGGAAGAAATGATTTACCAGGTTGGGGTCAAACTCAAGTACATAACAGTATAAAAATTGGTGATACGAAAAAAGAGGTTTGGATTAATGATCAACTTAATCATTTGGATCTTAATAAAACGTTCGGAAGAAAAAGCAGAGACGAAATAATAGATAAACTTAGTGTTGATTATGAGAGGTTTAAACTTTCAGGACAATCTAAAGCCGCTCTCTCCGCACTTAACGAGAATATTGATTTAACAAGGGTTGGATCTGGTGGATCTAATTTAAATAAAAGATTAGGAAGAGAAAGAAGTTATCATTATAAAAGCCCAGAAGATGCTTATGAGTATAATAAAAAATATGGAACAGATACCTCCTATGGTGCCTTTATAAAACAGGTTGAATCAGATGCTTTTACTTATGCCCAAGCTTACAAATTAGGAACAAATCCAAAACAAAACCTCGATAAATTAATAGCAAAGCAACGTATTGCTGTAGAGAATGATCCCAAGGCTCTTAAAAAGTTTGAAAAGGCTTTAACTGGAAGAGAAAATGGAAATGATGTTTTCTCTAGATCTTTTAAAACCATGACAAATATGTCCTCTGATCCAAGAGAGAATGTTTGGAGTAAAATAGCACGTGCAATTACCACGATACAGGCCATGGCAAAGCAGGGTTTTTCTGGTATTTCTTCTATTCAAGATACGGCTTTGGCAGCGTCACTTTTATCTTCTAAGTTTGATCAATCAGTTACTAAATCATTTATTGGAATCACTTCACATTACGGTAAGGTTTTTGTTAATCCTAAGGAAAGAGCGGCGGTTGCTGATATTCTTGGTACAAGCTTTGATTATGTAAGAGGTGATATTTTGGGAAGAATGGATGTAACCAGTGGAAAGCCTGATTTAAAATCAAAAGCACTTAATTTTTATTTTACTGCAAACATGTTAAAAACAGGCACACAATCTATTGAAAACTCAATGGCCTTTAACGTTTCTGCAATGACTGGGTTTTATTCACAAACCCCATTCGATTCTTTATCTGATTCAATGAAATCAAGTATGTCTAAATTTGGTATTGGTGAAGCTGAATGGGCGGTATTTAAAAAAGCAGCGGTCTTAGAAAATAAAACAGGAAAGTTTATTGTAAGTATTGAATCTTTAGATGACCTAACCGATGTCGAACTAAATAGCGTTATTGATGATTTACATTTAAATGTTGCCGCAAAAAAAATTAAAGAAGAAGCCAGAATGAAGTTTGGAGTATTTCAAGCTCAAATGATGAAATGGGCTTCGTCTACTCCTGGAATTAGAGAGGGTAGACAGCTTTATAAATACATAGGGGAGGACACCCCTTGGGGTGCTGCCATTGCAACAATGAGACAATTTAAATCTTACGTTTTTGCTTTAACAAACAATTTTGAAAGAATAATTAAATCTAATCCAGATAATCAATATAACTACGCCGCTGGTGCAAAATTAATAATCATGATGATGGCTATGTATAAAGTAAAAGAAGTTATTACAGATGGCTTTCAAGGCAAGCTCCCAAAAAGAGAAATGACCACAGAGGATTACATTCAATGGTTTGCTAAAAGTGGTGCAGGCGCAATTTATGGAGATTTATTGTTACAAGATTATTCCAGTAACTCGAAAAAAGTTTCAGATTTTGTTTTAGGTCCAACGGTTCAATCTATAGATGACGCTGCACGCATTGGTTACGATGCCATAACAAAAACTTACAAGGGTGAGGATATTAATTGGGGAAAATCAGTGAGATTTATTCAAAACCATACCCCTTTTCAAAACTTGTTTTTTGCTAAAAAGGCCGTTGACGCCACAATGTTGAACTACGTTTACGATGTAATAGATCCAAAATTTAGAGAGCGAAAAGAACAAAAAGAGATGGAAGAAGATAGATACTTGCTGCAAGATATATTACCATCAGAACAATAGGGGAGAGCTATGACGATATCTAACACAACTGTAAAGCAGAGGTTTACTGGTAATGGTACAACGGATACGTTCGCTATCCCTTTTAGCTTTCAAAGTAACAGTGAAATAAAAGTATATTTACGTGACGAGAACGTTGATCCTGTAACAGAAACACTGTTAACTTTAACCACAGATTACACTTTAAGTGGATCTCCAGCAGCGAACGTTGTGATGATTACTCCTCCAGCGGTAGGGGAATTTTTAGTAATAGATAGAGATACAACACTAGTTCAAAGTACAGACTATATTGAGACCGGGGTATTTCCAGCAGTCTCTCATGAAAACGCTTTAGATAAACTTACTCAACAAGCACAAGAATTAAACGAAGCTGTTTCTAGAGCCTTTAAAGTTTCTTTAACGAGCACATTTTCTGCAACATCTTTTCCTGATCCTGATGCAAATCAACTTATTGGTTGGAATGCTGGCGGAACAGCTTTAGAAAACATTGATCCATCTTCTTTAACTTTAATTGGAGTGGGCGATGTCATTGGACCTGCCTCTTCAACAGATAATGCGGCAGTAAGATACGATTCTACTACTGGTAAACTTGTTCAAGATTCTGGTGTTACAATAAGTGACACAAATGTTGTAAATGGAATTACTCAGCTCAATGTTGATAATATTCGAGTAGATGGAAGTTCAATTACTTCTACTGATTTAAATGGTGACATTAATATTACTCCAAACGGAACGGGTGACATTGTTTTAGATGGCTTGAATTGGCCACAAGCAGATGGATTAAGTGGAACATTTTTAACAACAAACGGTACCGGACAATTGTCATGGTCCGCAGGTGCTGCTGGCGATGTTTCAGGTCCAGGGGCTTCCACTCTTAATGCTGTTCCAAGATTTGGTGATACTGGTGGGAATACTTTATTAAATAGCGGTATTCTCGTTGATGCTTCAGACAATATGTCTGGAGTTAATCAATTAGGAGTTGGAAATTTAAGACTTAGCGGAAATGAAATGATCTCTCTAGATACAAATGGAGATATCGAAGTTACTCCGGATGGAACCGGAGATTTAATTTTAGATGGAATCGCATGGCCTCAAACAGACGGTGCTGCTGGACAAGCGTTACATACAGATGGTTCTGGCCAAGCTTATTGGGATACAGCTCTAACCGGAGACGTGGTTGGACCTGCATCCGCAGTTGATAACGAGATACCACGATATGATTCTACTACTGGTAAGTTAATTCAAGGTTCTGGAGCAATTATCAGCGATACTGGTGTATTGAGCGGATTAGACGAAGCTTTTATTGGTGAGCTTTATTTTGATAACAGCTACATTACACCATCTACACCGGGTGCTTCTTTAGATTTGATTGGAAATGCGCCAACTTCATATGTAAGATTTGAAGGAGTTGCTTGGCCTAAGACAGATGGAACTGCTGGGCAGGTTTTAACAACAGATGGAACTGGGTTTACCTCTTGGGCAACTGCCGCTGGTACTGGAGATGTCACTGGTCCAGGTGGAGCTACAGATAATGCTGTTGCAAGATATGATGGGGTTACTGGTTTATTACTTCAAGACAGTGTTGTTTTAATCGATGACGTAGGAGTTATCAATGGAGTTACGCAACTTAATGTCGATAATATCAGACTTGATGGAAATTCTATTATTTCCACCGACACTAATGGTGATCTTATTCTTACTCCTGACGGTACTGGCGATCTTGTCCTTGACGGATTAAATTGGCCACAAGCGGACGGAGCTTTAGGAAATGTTCTTTCTACAGACGGAGCTGGACAACTTTCTTGGTCTGCTGCTGGTTCAGGAGATGTGGTTGGACCCGCAAGTTCTACTGACAATGCATTAGCAAGATTTGATTTAGCTACTGGAAAGTTACTACAAGATTCTGTTGGTATATTAACAGATGCCGGAGCACTTTCTGGTCTTACTCAGTTAGATGTTGATAATTTAAGACTTGATGGAAACACAATTTCTTCAACAGACGTTAACGGAGATTTAATTTTAACTCCAAATGGTACAGGTGATTTAGTTTTGGATGGTCTTAACTGGCCACAAGCTGATGGAACTATTGGACAGGTTTTAGAAACCAATGGAGCTGGACAACTTTCTTGGGCTACTCCAAGCGGAGGAGGAGGTTCTTCTGAAATTACTGTTACTGCTGGTGAAAATTTGGCTGCTGGCGATGCTATTTATATTTCTGTTGGTAATGCAAACGGAGACACTGGCCGTACTCAAGGTAGTGCATATAAATTAGATGCTACAAATGATGAAAGAATGGAGTTTGTTGGATTTACAACTGCTGCCATTTTAGCTGCTGCAACTGGAACTGTGTCTGTTGCTGGTGAAGTTACAGGTCTTTCTGGACTTACAATAGGAGAGCCGTTTTGGGCTTCAATAACAACTCCTGGTGCCGTACAAGTTCTTGCTCCAATTGCAACGGACATGATTTGGATTATACAACTTGGGGTTGCTACAAGTGCAACTACTGGAACAATTAATGCTGCTGCATCTGCAACTGCAATTTTTAACGATCTTACTCCTTCAATTACTGGAGACGTGGTTGGTCCTGCAAGTTCAACAGATAATGCAGTAACTAGATTTGATTCAACAACAGGAAAGCTAATACAAAACTCTGTTGCAATATTAGATGATGCCGGAGCTTTATCGGGGCTTACTCAACTTGATGTTGATAATTTAAGATTAAATGGAAATTCACTTATATCAACCGATACAAATGGTGATGTGGTTATTACTCCAGATGGAACTGGAGATGTCGTAATTGACGGACTTAACTGGCCGCAAGCCGATGGTGCCGCTGGAACATTTTTGACTACAAATGGAACAGGTCAATTATCATGGGGTGCTGCTGGAGCTGGCGATGTAGTTGGTCCTGCTTCTTCAACTGATAACGCTTTGGCAAGATTTGATTTGGCAACAGGAAAACTTATTCAAGATTCCGTAGCAATACTTTCTGATGCCGGCGCTTTATCTGGAGTTACACAATTAGATGTCGACAATGTTAGAGTTGATGGAAACTCAATAGTTTCTACTGATGTAAATGGAGATTTAGTTCTTACACCAAACGGCACTGGAGACTTAGTGCTTGATGGTCTTAATTGGCCGCAATCTGATGGTTCTGCTGGGCAAGTATTAGAAACAAACGGATCAGGGCAATTGTCATGGACAAATCCTGGTGGGGGCGGCGGCGGAGGATCCGGTTCAGAATTTGGAGATATTATTCAATCCCTCGGAGAAGAGGAGTTAAATAATTATGCTTCATTAGTTCCAGGTCAAATTATTGACGCTTTTAACAATGATGACAGAGGAACTAAAGTTGATATGTCTGCTGTTGCAGATGCTTTACGTTTTGATGCTGGAGAATTTGTAGGAAGCTATAACAGAAAACAAGCTGGATCGGTTGCTTGTACAAGTGTAACTGGTGTTGTTGTTCACTCACCACAAGCTCTTGCTCCAAAAAATGGACAAACGGTTCCTATGAATAATGCTTCTCAAAGTGTTATTTTTTCAGGAGATCTTACAGACATAATTCAAGTAAATAAAAATATTATTATAGCAAAATTTTTACCTGATTCAGATCCATATGCAGATGGTTTTAATAGATATCAATTCTTAAATGATGGAACAGTTGTTTATGAATTAGAGGTTACTGCAGCTTCTTATAATGCTGGAACTGATGAAACTACAATCACTGTTGATAACATTGATTCTGTAAATCTTGCTCAAGGTTTAGCTACAAATGATCTCAATGAACAAATGAGAGTTATTCCATGGGATTATGCTTATAAAGCAAGAACAGATTCTGGAGCTGCACTTGAAACGATGTCAATCCAAGATGCTTTTTTATCTGACTTTATTAGACTAGCTGGAGAAAACTTTTTTCAAGAGCTTTTTAATATAACTGGAACAATTAGAATGAAAGCTGCACAATGTTCTCCCAGTAAACAATACTGGGTTGTAAAAATTGGTGAGTGGGATGGAGCCACTATTGTTTGGCACTTTGGATATTCTGTTGATTATGGAAGAACGTGGACTAAGTTTGGAACAACAAAACCTAGCTTTAGAACTCCTTCAACGGCAAACACACAAAGCGAAGAGCACGCTGGTAATTTTTTTAGAACAACACCAGATTCTTTGGCTGTAGACGATAATGGAAATGCCTTTTGGACTTACAACGTTTTTACAGGAAACCACGCAATTGATGGTGTTTATTCTGATTTAACAGCTGGAACACCTGTTTTAACAGACACTCCAGTAACTGGCAGTGACGGTGGAAATAACGCTGGTGCAACTTCTGGTGTTATAGGACAAAGAACAGATTTGTCAGATGAAATTTATTGCGGTGGCGTTACTATGTTAGACGGATACGTTGCTGTTATAATTGCAAACGCAAACTTACAGGTTGTTTACATTAGATGGTATTCATCTGGAGGGGCCACACATGTTGGAATAAGTTCAACATCTTATTCTCATGATATAGTCGATGAGCGAGCAAGAGTTTTTTTAAGTGGAACATCTCCAAACAGAAGAACACATTTAATAACTACAAGTGCATCAGATACTTTTCTACATCATATTTATTGGGACGAAGGTTCTTTAACCGCAGTAGCAAATAATGCTATAACAAATACGGCTTCAACATTAATTGGAGCCTCTATTTTTAATGATAGAGGTGTTGTGTTTTATACGCATAATACAAATGCATATCCAATTTATGAAGTAACTGGAACTGTAAACGGAACTCCTGCTTGGGCATCACCTTTAACTTTATTTGCTGGAACAGCGACAATAACAAGTGATTGGTTAACTGGTTGGAATACAGCATCTAGAAGAAACTTACAAAAAGTTTCAACTAGTAACGTTGCTCAAAATCCTTTAGATGAAAATCATGTGTTAGCTGGAATGGATCTTATTCATAGCGATGGTAGAACAAAAGCTATTTTAATAGAGATACCAGATATTACAGATACAAATTTATCTGGAATAGTAAATTTTTCTGTGGCAACAACAACGGCTTTAAGGTCCGCTTCTACTGGAGAAAGAAAGGGTCAAACATTTGTTGCAACAAGTGCTACTCCTTTTTTAAGAACAGTCTCTTTTTGGTGTTATCAACTTGGGCAGGTACCTGCTGGAAATACAATAAAAGCTGAATTGTTTGCAACAAGTTCTGGTCTTCCTACTGGGGCAGCCCTTGCAGAATCACAAACAATTGATCCTTCTAAGTTAACTAAAGATACTTTGGGACAATGGATACATTTTAATTTTAACAGCATAGCTTTAACAAATACTGTTGAATATGCGATAGTTATTACTGGAACATATCCAATAAGCGCTTCTAATCATATTGTATTTAATATTTCAGGTTCTAATGAAATTAGTGGGGGTTCAATATCATTTGATGGATCAATTTGGACTTCTAGTGCAAGTAATGATCATGGAATAATGATTTCTAATTTTTGGATTACTGAGCTTGGTAAGTGTCAAAATAATTTAGCTGGTGATATTGGTGACTGGGCTTTTCATGATCAAGAAACACAAATAGTTAATATTGATTCAAACAGCGCACAGTTTTCACACAGAAGAACAAATCATCATTCTGGAGCATTTAGGGAACTAAGCGGACATGTTTATCGAAGAGTTATAACATATGGAAATGGTACTAACCAATCTGTATATTCAAATTCAATAGTAGCTGGTTATGCTGAAACAAATCATGATCCATATTTAGTTTTTAACGTGGCTTATGGAACTGATGAATGTAAAGCACAAAACATTTCAACTGGTATTTTAGATGATAACAGCTGCGGAGAAGACCGAAGCGGCATGCTTATGGTGACTAATAGTTATGATAATATTTCTTCAGCAGACATTGCAGTAGATTCAGATTTTCAAGAAGGTTTATGTTTAGATTTTAATGGAACAGATGAAAGAATAGGTTATGTAGATAGATCACAATTTGATCTTTATTATAATAAACCTTTTATCTTTGAGTTTGAAATTAAAACTTCAGCACTTTCAGGTTTACATCACATAATCACTCAATATAATTCCGGTGCTTCATATGGATGGATTATTAAATTAGATGCTGCTGGATCTGTTTTATTTAGTGTTTATAATTCCAGTGGAACATTACTTTCTGATGTCACCACAAATACAGCGTTTATAACAAATAACACTTATTACAGAGTAAGAATTGTATATAATGGAGATAACTTACAGCCTAGAATTTATAAAGCCACTACTTCAACTGGATCATTTACCGAAGCATCTTCTTACAGCGGTGTAGTAAACAATTTTGGAACTTCTAATACAAGTTCAGGTGAAGTTATGATTGTTGGATCTATATCGGGTTCTGCTGGTACATATGCAGGTAAGATTGGATACATTAAAATTGCAAATGGAGTTAACTCTTTTATTTACGATGGATTTAAATCACAACCTCCAACTGTAAGTCATGTAAATTTAGGTACAAAAATTATTGCAGAAAACAAGGTTGGCCAAAACTCAACTACAAGTGGTGTAAATTTTGATAATATTGGAATTATAGATGATGCCGATGATGCTTCTGTTGTTGATTCATACGATGTGATTGCGCAATATCAACATACAATAGCAGGAACAGCAGGAAATGAATTTGAATTAGAATTAGATGCTGGTCGTGAAAGTGACAGAGATCAATCAAGCATCCAGGGTATTAATTTTAGATTTAGTAGATAGCTATAAAAGGGAGAGTTAAATGGCGATATTTGATAATGGACATTTAGTAAATTCAAGTGCACCTGGAGGCGGGAGTACTTTATGGGGACAAATATTAGGAACTCTTTCTGATCAACTTGATTTACAAAATGAATTAGATAACAAGCAACCTATTATTGACGGAGCGGTTGGAAACAACGCTGTTCTTGGAACTGATGGTACTGGCGATGTAATTAATATTAATGGATTAACAGTAAATGGCTTTGGAGGTTTAACACAAGATACAACTCTTCAACCAAATAACGTTCCTAATTTTGTTAATTTAAATAATAATAGCATTGTTATTAACCCACTACAAAACTCTCCTGATGATGGAGTAAGTCTTTTTCAAAACAATATTTATTTAGATAATAACGATTCTGGTTTTACGTATGGAACTAATGGCAACGCAGTTATCATGCATAAAAATTATATTGAACATTCTGGTGAAGGAAACGTTGGTCAAGTTTCTGTTTTTAATACTGACATGGCATTAGGAAATGGAACTGATGCAATCAGTGTTAATGGAATTAATTATTTTGGGATGTATGGAACTATAGGTGCAAATGTTACTGTAACAAGTGGAATTAATGGATTTGGATTTTCTCCTGGATTAAATGCATCAGCCATAATTGATAGTGCAACCGGATATACAAATGCATTTTATGATAGCGCAATTATAAATTGTAGTTCTTCATATTATACTTCATTTTCATCACAGCCTTCAATTGCGAACATACAAAATAATAAAAATTATTCTGGTATAAACATTAATCCAACAATTACCGCTTTAACTGGAAACGCGAGTGTTAATGGAATTGGAATTAGTGGAACTATTGGTGCCATGGGCCTTAACTCTAGTTATAATGGAATAAGTATAAATTCTACCGTAAGTAGTGCAAGATTTGCTAATGGAATAAATATTAGTATGGACAACGTAACTCCATATGCAGGAGTACAATCCACTCTTACTGAGCAAGATTTAACTTTTACATTTAACTCTGTTGGCGACAATAATAACTACACATTGGCTTATACAGCGGGCGCAACAGCAGGTGCTGAAGTTGTATCAATTTCAGGAACAGATATTGAAGTTCAAATTGAAGACACTGTTTCTACAGCAACACAAATTAAAGCAGCAATGGATGCTATACCTAATTTAGTGGCAGCAATTACAACTACAATTTCAGGTGCTGGAGGTAATGCACAAACTATATTTGGACCAGATAACTTTATAAATGGTGTAAATGCAGGTGTAGTTCGAGCAGCTACTTTTGATGGGGATGTTGATATTCAGGGAAGTTTAACTTTTTCAGGTGCTTTAAGTTTGGGTCAATTAAACGCTTTTGCTTCTGAAAACATTGTAGACGGCGGGGGTTTACCTGGTAATGTTCATTCATTAATTTCATCATTAGTTGGACAAAACGGTGTTACCACAGCAAATGCGGACATGATTGGAATAAATACTGCTTGTTTAGTTACAATTGAAGATAACTCTATTAATACTTCTGGTGCGTTTGGTTTGGGGGCTGCTTGTTTAGCATTACCTGCCGTAGTATCAACTGGTGCTGGTAGTTCAACTGAACATATTCAGGGTGCAGTATTTGCACTTAACTTAGATGCAAGTTCTACTGGTGGAACAATAACAAATGCTCATGGATGTAGAGCGGTTTTTGTTCCTAACGGAATAACTACAGTTACAAATTCTAGAGGTTATGTTTACGACGCTCCATTTGGTGCAATATCATCAAATGCATGGGGTATTTGGGTCAATGCAGATGTTGAAAACTGGTTTAAGGATTCTGTAAAAATTGGTGGAACTGCTGGAAGTACAGATAAAGTTACAAACAGTAGTGTTGGTTTACAAGTAGATGGAAAAGCTATTTTACTTCCAAGACTTACTACTGCTGAAAGAAATGCTTTAACCGCTGTTAACGGAATGATTTTATATAATACTACTACAGCTAAATTTGAAGGATACGAGGGGGGTACATGGACGGATCTAATATAGAAATTAATAATAATTCTAAAAATGAAACTTTACTGCATATAATTAAGGATGAAGGTTTTAATAATTTAAATAAAGTTAAAATGGCTTTTAACATGTTATCCAAAAAAGCGTTTTGTTGCAAAAAAGCAATGGAATTAAACAATCAGGATTAATTTATGAGTAAAGAACAAGCGGAAACCATTTTAAAACAGTTAATAGAGTCTTTAAAACTTACAAGAAAAGAATATGAAATTCTTTTGCAAGCGATAGAAAAATTAAAACTAGATAATTAAAACGTTTTTAAACGTTGGGGGTAGCATGGATGCTAAAATTAATGAATGGATACAGCGATTCTTTTTTGCTCTGGCATCTTATGTGATGCTTTATTGTGCAAGCCAAATAAAAGATTTAAGTAATTCTGTAAGCGAATTAAATGTTAAATTAGCAATTCATATATCAAAATTAGAGAGTCAGGCTGGTCTTTTATTAGACCATGAATCTAGATTAAGAGATGTTGAAAAAGTGAAAAACAAAGGGAGATAAATAACATGGATATCGTTCAAAATGATGAGTTTATTAAATTTTTAATACAATCTATCGGCGGAATTTCTGGAGCATCTACTCTAGTTATTGTTGGAATTGTAGTTCAAGTATTAATGAAATTCTTAAAAACACCAATTGCTGAGGGGTTATTTAAGGGAGTTTCTGGAAACATGAAACTATTAATAGTGTCAGGCCTTTCTTTGGTGGGTGGAACTATTGGATTAATGACTGTTGAAAAAATGAGTTTTTTAGCTGCTCTTGTTCATTCAACAACTTTAAATGCATTAATGGTTTTTGCTCACGAAATTTATACTCGCTTCTTTAAAAAAGCATAAATGGATCTTTTTAAGCAATTAGTTTGGGATAATTTAATAAGGGCAGCTCTAAAAAAGCTGTTCTTAAAAATCCCATTGCTTGGTTGGGGACCGATTGGTTTTTTAGTGTCTCATTTTGTGTTTAAATTAACTGATATGATCTATGAAGAGGTAAGAGATTACATTAATCTTGAGTTAATTTTTCTCAAAAATAAGAATGCACACAATGAGTATGTAAAGGCGAATATAGATCTTACAATTATACTTAGAGAAAAAGGATCTGAATCAGATGAATTTAAGAAAGCCAGAGAAGAACATAAAAAAGCATTGTCTAATTTTATTAGGTTTGACGTCGCTCGTACTTAGTTGTGCTCATGTTGAAGTGCCAAATGTAAGAGCATGTGCTGTTGCAGGAAGTCTTCAAAATGGAATGGACTGTGCTTATACTCTTTCAAGTGAGACAGAACAATTAGATGCTGCTGAGATGGTAGCCTTTTTAGAGTCGGACGCAGCTACTGGAAAAGGTGCAGCTATTTGCCAAGCAAGTGAAGACTGGGGCAAGATTAAAACTGCTTTAGAACAAGCTTGTAAACAGTTGAAAAAGCGGTGCTCATATGAAGTTAAGGAAGCGATTGCTACGGTTGATAAGAATATCAAATCTATAAACGGTCTTTAGTTTTCTTTTGGGGGAGTTTGTCGTGAAGGAAGAGAAACTAAAGAATAGTTTTATCATTCAAGTTTTAAGAAGAGCTAGTTTTAAGTGGAAACCAAGGTATGAGGCCATAAAAAATGCTCGAGTATCAAGAGGACAATATCGATGTTCTATGTGCTTTAGTGCATGCTTTAAGGTTAAAGAAATAGTAGTTGACCATATCAATCCAGTAGTAGATCCGTCAACAGGATGGAAGTCTTGGGATGATTATATAACAAGGATGTTTTGTGGAACTTCGGGTTTTCAAGTTTTATGTCGTCCTTGCCATAATTTAAAAACAATTAAAGAAAACCTACAAAGAACTAAGAAATCAAACTAAAATATATGAGAGTTTTCAGCAAACTCTGGAATATTTGGGAAGTATTTTGTAAAGCACTCATGTAAATGAACATTTTTTACAACCATTTTATTTCTCCAATAACGGCAAGCCCCTGGCACGTGCATTTTCATTTTATCAAGCATAAGCCAAATTCTTAATCGCCCACCCTCATCGCCCTCTTTATAAAAATAGGCATCCATTCTTAAAAATAAAGAGAAAATAAGTTTTTCATGAAACCATATCTTTCTTTTTGCACAAACTTTAAGAAAAACTATAAACCATGGAAGTCTATAAAGGTTAAATCTAAAAAACCTAAACTTCTTTTGTGGGTCTAGTCCATTATCATAACAACCCAGATGATTTCTTAAATAATTTAAGATGTGTTTTGCATGGATAGATGAAACATATGCAATTCCCATAAGCTCATCGTGGGAGGTTGGACCGCCGCTTTTATCTGGCCAGCGATAATAAAGCCCTTCCTTGATTACACAGCTATTTAAAAATATATGAAAATCTAAAAGCATAGTTTTTGCTTCATATGGATTTAACATATGAATTATTTTGTATGCGTAAGCGTTGTAAATAAAAGGATTGTTGTGTTCTGGGACCAAAGGAAGATTATGTCTTTTATCCCAGGCTCTGGAGTTAATAAATTTATTAATTATTGCAATCATTTTTATCCAAAGAACTTAGTATACTACCAATCAAAAGGATCTTCTCCGCTTCTATCTGGTTTAATATCTGCCGCCTCTTCAGCGCTCTTTCTTTTTTGGCCTGTTGGGAAAATATAGAATGACTTAACGAGGACATCCGTTCTTTGAAGTTTTTCGCCATTCTTTCCCGTATATTGTGACGTTTGAAGCTTTCCTTCGACATAAATAGCATCTCCCTTCTTTGTAATCTTAGCAGCATATTCCGCCGATTTCCCCCAAAAAACTAAGTTATGCCACTCAACTTTTTCTCCCCATTCACCCATATTATTCTTAAAACTTTCCGTTGTGCAAAGACTTGTGGATCCCACACTTGAATTTGTTTTGGTTTGTTTTAGATTAATATCATTTCCTAATCTACCTATTAACATTACTTTATTTACTGACATGTCTCATTCCTTTGGTTTTTTATTATTACTGTACAAAAAATCAATCTTATCTTCCATTTTCATGTGTTTACAGTTTCCACAAAATTTGGTTGTTATTTTTAGAGCTGAGAATTTTACGCCACACCTTAAACAGTTTATTTTTCTGCATTCCACACACATTACAGATTTATGTCCCGTATATTTTCCACACTTAGTGCAAGGTGAAGCGTAATCGTATCTTTGCATTAGCCAACAATAAGTTTTTTATTAAATACATCCAGATCTAATAAAACAGCAGCGGCCCCAACCTGTTTTGAAACAGCATTTGGATCATATTTCCCATCCGCTACATACTTTCCTTTTATATATTTATCTGTGTATGACCATAAATAAGGGCTTAAAACACCTTTATTTCTATATCCCATACCGTTATATCGCTCTAAAAAATATAAACACTCTTCAATACTCCATCTGAAGTCTTTATAAATTTCATATTTCATTTTAAGAGCGTCACTTGCGCTTTCCTCCCAGGTAAACGGTGGCTTTCCTTTAATAGGTCTTCCAGCCGGAACATGTGTAGTTCTTGCGCTTAATGGATCTCCGTTATGAAGATGTTTTGTAAAAGACATTGATGATTCTAAATTATGAATACAGGCAATAATATACCAAGGGACATTTACTTCTTTTGCAGCAATTTCATATCTAGATATATTAGCTAATATTTTAGAGGTGACTGTTTTCACTGAAACCTTATGTTCTGGTTTAATTGATGCTGATAAAAATAATTCTCTATATCCTTTTAATTCTGGATTTATTGGAGCAGGTTTTGGTTCTTCTTTTTTTGGTGGATGTTCAAACTCATGGGGTTTCTCCATTTCCTTTAACATTTGAAGACCTTTTTCAATTAATTCAATAGCCGCTTGTCTAGTCATGCTCTCTCCTTATAAATCACAACCACATAATGAGACATTTCATTATACGGTCTTGTAATCACCTTTAAAAATTTCCACTCTAATCCAAGAGATTCAATAAAGTTATCTACTTCTTTTAGAGTTATAAAAAATCTTACTTTATATTCTCTTTCATTCATTTCATCCTTAAATTAATTGTGCAGAACCGATAGGTGTTGTTCGTGTACTTTGAACTCGCGTTTCTCGGCCTAATCGTATCCCTGAGTATGCTCCATACTTCTGCACAAACTTTATAAACTATTCTTCACACACGTAGTGGTTCACTTGATCATAAATTGGGTCACAATTTTTCATGATCTTTTTAGTAGTTCCACATGCTGATAATAACAATAATACAAATATTATTTTTTTCATTCTTTCTCTCCCTTTGTTTTATTCAAATCTTTTAATTCTTGAACTTGTCTCATAATATCACTCACATCATCATTGGATAAATTATTTAAAACAGATTCAGATATAGGTGTTTCATATGTAATATGCCATTCTTCATTATTCCCCGTGAGTATAGCAATTTCCCACTCTTGTTCATTGGAAGTATATGATCCATAAGTTCCGTCTCTCATTTTAAATCTTATAACACTTACACCGTAGCCATTATCAAAAAACATTTTTGCTTGAAGACCATCAAAGCTAGGGTGTTTTTCGAAGATTAAGTCATTAAAACTTATCATTCATTCCACCCTCTCAATTTCTTCAATGGCCTTTATTGCATGCTTCGCTTTACACATACAACCCATAGGTCCGTCACATCCACCACTACACTTACTTAATAACTCTAAAGTTTCCTTAGCAATCTCAAGCTGCTTTTTTTGCTTCTCAATTTCTTTATAAAAATCCAGATTGCCTTTTAGGGGGTCTTTTTTAGGTTCATTTGAAAAAATGATATGAGGATTTTTCACTCTTCCCACCTCGGATTAAACATCTCATAACAGGCAGCAAAGCCTTGTTTAAAAGCCCTCATATCTCTTTCTTTGGCACTCTCTAAAATAATACCGCCAGAACTTGCCAATGCCCGTTGTTCTTGTGCATAATCCTCAGCAAGCTGTTGTATTTTATCAATGAGGTTGAGTAAATCTAGCCTAGTCATTGTCTTGTTCTATCCCTTCAATTATAAATTCACACAAGCCATAAAAGGCGTCCTTAACATCCCCTTTTTGGTTTTCAGCAACAGACCTTATTAAATGTAAAATATCATTTCCATGCAAGAATATACCTTCTAATTTATGAATAGTTCTTACTTTTATTGGTTTAACTTCGTATTTCAATTCTTATATCTCTTCATGCATTTAGAGCAATGTAGGAAAAATAATTTAGTCACACCTTTATTTTCATAAAAAGAAACCCATTTATGTCCGAAAATAATACACCTTACCCACTTAAGCATATGTACCTCTTTTATTAAAACGTTCTGCCATCCTCACTTGGAAGTGGACCTTCGTGCTTTTCACACGCCATGTAGCCTTCATTTTGCATGATAGGAATGCAGTTTTTTACAATTAAAGGCTTATCCACAGTTGAACATCCACTCATCACAAATAATACAAATATTAATTTCTTCATTTCTCTCCCCTTTGAAGTTAATTTTAATGAAACAACCTATTTAGTATATTCATTTTTTTTGTTACGGTTACATCATCTCTATCTAAAACACTTTTAGCAACAATGAGTATGTCTGCCCAGTCTGCCTCCTTATAAAGATTTTCATCATCCAAATCATCGGCCTTAGGTAATTTATTCCTTGGAGTTTTTGGAGCGAATTTAGCTTTCCTTTCAGCTCTTATTTTTACGCTAGAGATATATGCCCTAGAGCATTTCAGTTTTTTAGCAATACAAGCAGGCTTTATTCCAATAGCTAACATTTCTTCTATTTTTGGTTTTTTCAATACTCTTTTGCGCTTTAATTTGGTCATTTTTAGTCCTTCTCTTGGTTTGTTACTACATCTGAAATCACATTAATTCCTGCCTGGTCCATCTCTTCATGAGAATAAGCTCCAGTCATATCATCTGCGAATGCCATTCTAAGTGCTGCCACTTCGGCTACCTTTTGAATCATCACACTAGGCATCTTTGCCCACATACTTTTTCCAGTATTATATTCTTTCAATTCTACTTCAGAGCGTGCAGGTTTTTGCCAGTCTTTTCTATAAACTTCGGCCCATGCACCAACTAGATTCCCATCTTTATCTTTAAGGGAACCTCTTTGAATGCCTGATAATAAGCCACTTCTTTGAGCGATACTTCGAAAACCCTCTATTCCAACTACAATTGCGGGCACAGCACTTCCGTATTTAATAAAATAAATTTGTTTTCTAAAAGGGTCCAATTGAAGCTTATTGCAATAATGTAAAAACATCATCATTTCAGTTTGAGTGGCATCCTTTGCAACACTTCTTAATAAAACCTTCTCATCATCTGAAAGAGATTTTATATCCCATGTTTTGGTTATTAATTCGTTCATTAGAATAACTCCTCTGAAATTGTTTCTTCATTATTATATTTGATTATGTTCAATGATTTTATTTCATTGGTATATTTAGGCCATTTATTTGTCTCTAAACATTCCTTGTAATCAACGAGGTGTGGGAGAATTTCTTTCATGGCATTTTCAATGGACTGTTTATTTATCCTTCTAAGTCTCACTCCATATGGAGGGGCGTCTTCAATAAAACAATGGATGAAGTCAAAATTTTGACCATACACTTGATTGGCAACGTATAAATAAAAAGCAGCTTGGATATCCCATTGACGTGTTCTGATAAGGGATTGAAGTCCAAAATCATTCTTGCCTCTAGAGATTGTTTTGATGTCGATAATAGTATTGGTCTCTTCAATGATTGTATCTGGTCTAATTTTAAGCTCAATGCCTAGATCTTTATCTTTACAGAATATGGAGTGCTCATTCTTTCCACGTGTGAACAGATTGGCAATAAAAGGGTCACTCATTGCGTTTTCAGAGATGTTCATAGCTGCTGATATATCCTGATCACGAACCCTTAATTTACCCTCTGCAACTGCCTCTGCGTAACGAGCTTTATCAGCGTTAGATCTTAGTTCATTTATAACTACATATTGAGAGTCAAAATTATGAGGTTCAAGCATGAATAAATGCACTAAAGATTCTAATTTAACATCGGCATTGAACTCTCTACATCGGTATTCAATATAATGAGCAGGCGAAATCATGAATTCTTTGAGTCCAGATGCAGATAGACCTGGAAGCTTATGGTATTGCTTATTCGTTAAAGTTTCGTGAAGCATTTTATTTGTCTCCTTATGTTACTGTCAAGTAAACTAATATTTCATTTATATATTATTAATATAATTATGTCAAGCGTTAAAAATTTGCGGGGAGTGGACCATCCAACCCTGCGTTTATTCACGGATAACCTCACCAGGTAGATGGTCTGCCTTGACAGTGGGGGGTCGCAAATCGACTAGAGACAAACAAGTTTGAAAGTCGACTGGCCGTAAAATCTCTAATGGGATAGTTTTTTTAATTAAAAACCCATTTCTTTTCAAATTTACTACAATATTACCCAATTTTGAGTAATGCGAAAACGATGCAAGTATTAGCTTATCTCTATCTAAAAAACAAACGTCATCGTTCTTCTTAAATTCCATATCATTCTAGCGCATCTAAAGCAGATGCAGCGATGTGTATTTTATATGATTTCACTAAAAGATTTTGAATGAGGTTGATATCATCGCCATTTATATTTAAACTTTCGCCTGAATTTTTCACTAATTTAGCCAATTTCCAGCGCTTTTTCGTTTCCTCAACACCCAATATCTCATCTTTAAAAGTGAAAAGTAAACATTGGGAGACTACATCTTTCAAAAAGATTTCAGTTTCAGTTCCATCAACGCCCTTGAGTTTTTTATTAAAATTAATTTTCATGAATATTTATTTCCTTGTGTCGTCTCATTTAAGTTGTCTTCATGGAGTTCACCGATATTGGTAGATCCACATTCTAAACATTCATCGACTTCATGATCATTGTCAACTTTACAACACTCACAATCTCTACAACGCCATAAATAGTTCATAAAAAAGCCTCAATTTCACTCACCCAATAGTAACCGTCATTGATTTTTACGATCTTTTTTTCATTTACAAGTTCTTCGCAAAATATTGTAATTGCATTTTTATAATATTCTGGAAACATTTTAAGAATACCTGCTGGGTCATCTGAAACCCATACATCACAAATGTAGCAATGCTTATGTTTTAAGAACATTATTTCAGAAAAGAGCAATTCAATGTCAATGGGAGACAGCTCTTCTATGATATCTTTTTTAATTTTCGACACATTCATTGTATTGCCCCTCAAAAAAATCCGTTTTTATATCATTCAATATAAATTCAGATTCTTCATTTAGGTATTTAAATCCATGAGCTAAAAATTTATTTTGGTCTATTTTTTCTTCCTGAAATAAAATATAATCTCCGTCGTGATTTCCGCCATAAATTAGAAATAAATCATCAAAAAAAGTGATTTTTAGATCGATTTCTTGATCACTTATGAGTAAAATACCTCGTTCTAAAAGCTCATTTAATTTCATTTTCGTTCTCTTTTATTATTTCAATTTCGGTTTCTAAAAACAAATCTCCGCCCATGGTTGCATAAGCGGTTTCAAAATGATCTCTAGATTCACCACAACACCCTCTATGATCGAATGTTCTTGTCTCCATACAATAGGGGCATACAAGAAACTGGTCTAAGATATCGTCTTCTTTGATTTTGATCTTCATATTATACTACCTTTAATTCTGGTATTTTACCGAGCACGCTTTGAACTTCACTAAGCATAATTGTATGGCATCCGATTTTAATTTTAATATCGGAATCTGTTTTTTCCACATAGTCTACAGTGTAGTGATCAATTTTTTGACCCACAATATTTTTACCTTGAATTAATGCTCTATACATTGTTTTGGCTTTATTAAGACCGACTCGAGCGCCGCCGCTTGTTTCAAGAGTATCGTCTTTAATTCTTAAAACTTGAGGATGTAAATTCCTTACTATTGGTCGGTATTCACCTTGTCTCCAAAGGATTAAGTCTTGAGCTATTTGTTCTTTGAACTTTTTATCCTTTAATTCTTTACGTCTTAAAGCTCGTTTTTGTCTGTTTTCACGCTCTTCTGGAGTATTTAATTCATTGTATCGTTTTAATCTTGATTCTAAATGCTTTTTTACAGCGGCTATTTCACTAGATTTAACTTTAATTTGTTTATTTCCAGTGAGTTTGGCAAAATCATTCACATCTTTTAGACAGTCTTGTATATATTCAAGAGCGAATTTTATGTGATCTTTACTTGATACTTTAGATGTCTTAAGATTCCGTTCAATGGTATTTTTGAGAATGTTTTTTAAATTTAAATAAGTCTCCTTGATACTATATGGAGACCCATAAAAATATGGCATCACACCACTGCATGCGGACCTTAATTCACTTAAATGCTTTGCGGTACTATTGGAATACCTATCGTTATTTATAATTAAGAATTTTTTATTTTTCTCATTATATATTTTTCCAGCGGTGTAATGGAATCCGTAAAGTGTGTCGCCTTGAAAAAACAGGTTATCTGTTCGGCCCTCGTATTGACCTTGATGAATGAACACGTGGCACACTTCGCTATTGTTTTTTAATTGTATCTTCATTTCGTTTGTCTCCTTATCGTCGGTGTCAACCAACTTATATTCTATTTATATATTATTTATTATAACTTGTCAAGTCTAA